TAAAAATTTTATTATCACAAGTGTAATAACCTAATTCTTTATGCGGGATCATTCATTACCTCTTTAAAAAAATTATACTTAGGATGCCATCTTATCAAAAGCATATACCTAGTTTTGTCTTTGTCAAAATGTTCAACACCATGTAATACTCCAGTATTGATTACAACAGGTTTGACTATAGTATGACTTTCTATTAGTTTAATTTTACTTTTATCAATGGGCCATCGACCTTGCATATTAGATGGTTCTACATCATAAAAACTTGTAACACTATTTTCTGTGTTTTTAATTGGTATATTCAAACCGTACCAACTAAGGTCTTGTAAATGCTGTATACCTCCTCCGTCAATATGTGGAGGAATTTTACTCTCAGGTACATTGACATAAAAAGTAAATCTGTTAGGCATAATCTTAAAATTTTCTTTGAGATATTTATGAAGAACAGGACTTATTTCTTTGCCGTCTCCACGTATTGAATGCCTAGAATTTACACCTGATCTGTGATCAAGATTTCCTTGTTTTACCTTACTAATGTAGGAAAAACATTGTTTTTGTATAAGATCTAAATCTTCTATTTCTAATATTTCTAAGTTTTTACCTGTCACGAGTATATCTTTTTGTAAATATATACATATTTATTTGATAAATATTAGTGGAGAAAAGATATGATTTTTAGTAAAAAATTTGTTCGTCCTAGTGTAGAAGTAGATTGGTACGAACCAAGTGCTGACTTTTTAGCATATGTAAAAGAAAAATGGATTGATACTGGAATTTGTACATCATTTAGAACAAAAACTTTGGATGAAACACAATGCATACTAACAATTACTTCTGAATGGAATGATGCTCACGACCTAGATGCAATATTAACAGATCCTAAATGGGAAGAAGAAAAAGACAAAGAAGTTGCTTGGAACGAAGGATGCGAAATATTGCTTTTAGAAATCAAAAAAGGTGACGAAGTTCTTTTTGAACAAGGTCAATAAGTATAAAATTCTTTAAAATTACTTTCTTTTACACCTTGTAACACGGTGTTCCAGTCTGGATTGTCCTGAAATTTTGTTTGTACTACTACTCTATCTTTAGGTCCACCACAATAAAAACTATGAAATACATCTGTATTAACAAGATATATATCTCCGTTTTCTACTTTTAATTCATCTATATAAGGAATATCTTGATATTCCTCAATTAATATATTTCGAGATTGGCCTTTACCTTGTGCATTGTTATTAACTTTAACTTCTTGCAAATTATTAATATAATTTTCATCGTACCATCTTACCCAATCAGAATCGTTCACTTGTAAAGCAATATTTAAAGCTACTTTACAGTTTATTCCATCTTTATGTATTTTCCATCCTTTACCAACGGGACTGTAAAATGCTTTTTGAATCCATTTATTATCCCATCTTCTTACTTTAAGATCTTTATTGTCCCATACTTTATTCCACATCTCGTTCAATTGGTCGTCGAATTCTATCCAGTGATATCCTTTTTCTGGTGTACTTTTTTGCAAAACACCTGTCAACATTTCGGACACTACATCTTTATTTAATTTTCCTAACTTGTAATAATTCATTTAACCTTCCTTATATATATGGGGACAATATTTTTTAAATAAGTCTACAACATCGGGCATAGCTTTACGCCAATTAGTTGACCTTTGTTTATCTAATACATCCATTACTCTAATAAATTCATGTAAGTGTTTTTCATTACAATGATCTATATATTTCTCTAATAATTTTATTTCAGCTATAGCCCACCGTGTGTATTTTTGATCATCTGAATAATTTTTTAAATTTTCTATGATTTCTTCTTTTGCTTTACGTGGATAATTTCTAATATCTAACCAATTTGGTCCTTCTAAAAATCTAAAGTTTGTCTCGATATCGTATTTCTTGCCAAATTCATATATTCTTTGTACAGCATAAGGACTTGCAATTCCAATACAAGTACTTACATATTCTATTAACATGCCATTGTTTTTGAGAGTAACAATGTTGTTTTCTATTCTGTCAAAATTTCCTGGGTATCTAATTGTGTTATATCTTTCACCAGTATCATCTACACTAATACAAAGAAATACTTCTTTAAAATGCTTCCATTTATCTATCACTTTTTGATTTATTACACTTAGATTTGTATCATATCTTAATTGTATATTTTTTGCAAAATTGCCTTTAATAAGTCTATCTAAACACTGTTGCATTTGTGGCACTATAAGAGGCTCACCACCTGTAAAATAAATATATCTTAAATTAGGCGCCATTGAATCAAATCTATCCCACCAATCATTTCCTTCCCACCAAGGTTCCATACCCTCCATTTTTATTTTATCATGTTTGTCATAATAAAAACTAAATTCTTTTGCTTTGCCTTTTCTGTAAACTCCATGGTTTCTATTATATTGCGGAGCACCGTATCCTATTGCTACCCAATCTTCATACCATTGATTACTGTGTTGCGGACTACACATTATACATTTTTGATTGCAAAGGTTTCCGAAACGCATATCTAAATTAACAACTTTTGATTTTGATGTATCCAAAGTTCCGTCAGCACTTGTAACTAAATGTGCATTTTCAACTTTAGTATATTCAGGAACATCTCTAGTAGTTTTTCTTAAAACTCGTTGACGCTTGCTTATTCCTAAATGGGCAAATTTGTCTTTGTACTTTCCAAATCCTTTAAGATTTCTTGTGCTTTCTTCGCTATCAAAGCAGTTTCTACATCTTTGGGGTTTTATGTTTTGGCTCATTTCTTTTCTATGTTGTTTATGTGTTTCACTATTCATAGCTTCTTCTATACTATGAGTTTTAACATTCATAACATTGCCGTCTTTATCTAGAGCCATTCCGAAATCTTTATCAAAATTTGCTAAACAACAAATTTTGTAATCGCCTTGAGCATCAATCTCAATTTGATTCCATGCTTCAGGACAGAAACTTTCTAAATTAAAATTAGACTTACCTGCACTCAATTTTTTTACCTATATATCAACATCTGTGAGATTGTTTACTATGTCTTGCACTGAAAGTATTTCATTAATACCACTAATAGCACCTCCTGCAAAAAGATGGCCTTCATTGCCTGTTGCTATCCCTTTAAGCAACGACATAGTATTATTTCTATCATCAAACCCATTTATTTTCGAAAAGAATATTCCATTCTGATTTCCTGTATAGCTGCCGTTAATTTTCTGCACATCTTCATATTGTTTTTCTATATATTGATTTTTTGCAGTATCACTTAAAACACTTTCTTTTGATGCGGCTAGCACAGTTCCTATTGCAACTGCTTCTGCACCAATTTGTAAATAATCAGAAATTTGGCTATGGTCAGATATTCCTCCACAAGCAATTAATGAAGCATTAGGATGAACCTGCCATACCTTATCCATCATGTCGTATAATGTAATAGATTTGTTGTATCTCGAAGACACAGTACCAGCGGCTGTTGGACCTTTAAGCATATACGAATCAAAGAAATCTGCACCATATTTTGTTTCTAATTCTATAACACTAAAAACATCAATAGCTTTGTAAATAATTTTTATATCCTTTTCACCTATAATATAATCTAAAGTCTTTTTCAATGTGTCAAACAACTCTATGTCTTTTTCTGATAGCCTATCATTAGGCAGTTCTAATGGTTTAGTGATTAAAAGTTCAATATGAGAATAATTTACTTCTGAAAGTATTCTACGAAACTCTTCTATCATTTTGGGGGCTAATAAACTTTTACTGCCTATACTTACACACAAGTCACTAGATCCTGTTTCCTGATTAAACTTTTTGAGATCTTTTTCAAAACCTTGTATATCTACTTTACCTTTGCTTTTATCTATAAAACATAAAATACTAATGCTTGGCAAAATACCTGCTTTGCTACAAGCAATGGCTAGATTTGCTTCAGATACATGATTCATTGAAGCCGCTAGAATAGGATGTTTTGTTTCTACTATCATATCAAATATATTTATCTACGTATTTAATCCTATAAATACTCTTGACATGTTTGAAATTAATAAGAAGTTAGGTTACTATACTGTAAACGGTGTTGAATTTGATAGCAAAATTCAAGCATGTTTTTTTGCACAGGAAAAAAATGCAAAAGTAAAATGGCATTTCAACGACACAGTTTTTAAAACTTATAATTGGGAAAACGAGCCGCAATTAAGTTTAGATCAACTATACGATTTAAGAGCAAAACAACTTAGAGATACATATGATTATATCATATTAAGTTACAGCGGAGGCAGTGATAGTCAAAATATAGTAGAAAGTTTTATTAGACAAGGTTTGCATTTAGACGAAATAATTGTAAACACAATGGAAAAGGCAAATTATAAGTCCACTATTATTGATCCTAACAATAAAGATCCAAGAAATGCCGCGGCAGAACATTACTTACAAACTATTCCAAGATTAAAAGAAATAGAAAAACGTTCCCCTAAAACTAAAATTACAATTTTAGATATGTCAGATTATTTGTTTGAGTCTTGGTTATCTGCTGGTGATGCAAGTTGGATTATGGATAAGAAAGAAGGTTTAAATCCTTTAAATGTTACTAGGTTTAATTACATACATTTTGACGAAACTAGAAAAAAGTTTGATAGATCAAAAAAACTTGCACTAGTTTTAGGAATCGAAAAGCCAAGAACATTTATACACTCTAATGGAGACTTTTACATAAGATTTAATGATCGATCAACTAATATTATTACCATTGAAAATCACATAAAAGAATACGACAATAGCACAGTAGAATATTTTTATTGGGCGCCTGAAAGCATAGATATTCTTTGTAAGCAAGCACATGTCATAAAAAAATGGTTAGAATTAAATCCAAACAAACAACAATATTGGTATGGCAAAAATATGACTGCTGATTTATTTAGAACAATGCATGAAAGAGAGCTAAGGCCTATACTATATAGCACATGGGATAATTCATGGTATCAAGCAGATAAAGCAACGTTAGATTGGTATAGCGAATTCGATTCGTGGTATATAGAGGGTCATAAGGGTACTAAACACCATGACATATGGAAGCAGGGTATTGATTATGTATCTAAACATGCAAGTAACTTCATTAACAAAGATCACGGATTTGAGGACGGGTTACAGATACATTCAGTCAATTATAGAGTCACAAAAATGGACTCAGAAATAAATGCCGATAAATTATTATGGCATAAGTAATTATATACGTGTTTAACAAAGGAGAAATCTAAATCATGTTTAATAAATTTACAGAAAAACACCCAAGGACTATTGCAAAAATGGTATCTTGGAGAGTGTTGTTAACAATCTCCCATATCATTAATGGATTTTTAGCTACGGGTAGTTTACTTGTGGGTTTAAAAATTGCTGGTTGGGCAACTGTTATCAACAGTACCTTATATTGGTTACACGAAAGAGCTTGGAACTTTTTCAATGCTCTTAGAAAAGAAAATGTCGAAAGAGCTTTTGACGATAGAGAGCCTAGATCAGCTCTAAAGATGATTACATGGAGAGTAGTAATTACTTCAAGTAACTTTTTCATTCCGTTTATTGTAACAGGAAGTTGGGGTTCAGCAACAATTTTTGCAGGACTTGCTACAGCAGTTAATATGTTCTTATATTACGCTCATGAAAGAGTTTGGAACATTGTTCCTTGGGCAAAATCATTAGCAGAAGCAATGGTTGATCCATCTTTAAAAGACAGCCCAAAAAAAGGTAGAAAGAAAGCAGTCACTGCTTAAAAAATGTCTTTTGGTTTTGACACGAAAGACAATTTCTACATAGATGTTAAACCACTAGTTCGCTCAGTAGGTTCTCCTAGACAAGAGTTTGCTGAGCGGGCAAAATCAATTTTACAAAATCATAAAAATTTAATATTAGCATTTAGCGGAGGCATTGATAGTCAAGCTACGTATCTTGCATTTAAAGATGTTGGATATAAAATAGATTGTGCATTTATGCATTTGCCCAAATACAATGACAACGAATATGAAAATGTATTGCGTTGTGTTAAAAAATGGGATATTAATTTAACTACAATTACATTAGACCCTTACAAACTAAAAGATAAAATATTATCTGAGTCTAATAGATTACAAATTCCTCCAAACCAAATCTTGCACAGCATTTTCCTTGAGCATTTGCCTGAAGAAAAAACTTTTGTAGAAGGGTTCAATGGGCCTGATCCATATGTACATGAAGGAAAACACTACATATTAGAATCTGCAAATAGTGTGGAATATGCACGAATAAGGGCCTATAAACAGCGAAATAAGCGTCATACAGCAGTGTTCTTTGAAAAAGACGAACATTTGCTTGCAAGCATAATTAAAGACGGTACACTGACCTCTATGTGCAACGCATGGAATTACTATAAAATCCCGGGCTTATCCTATGACGGAGAAGATCCTATAAGCATAATAAATTATTGGGATTTGTTTATCAAACCTACATTTTATGGAAAAAACTGGGGTAACGATTTACACTATGTTTACAAGTATCAAGGTTGCGAAAAAATAGACTTTATCATAAATGGTATGGAACACGATTACAGTAAAAATAATATGTTTATAGATATCAATAAACTTATGGATCATTTAGAAAACGGCAAAGAAACTAAGAGATATTGGCAGCGTAATCCGAACCAGTAACCATTATATACAATTCATCAAGAGTCATTTCGTGTTGCCGTCTAAAAGGTAATCCATTGTATTTTTTCTCTAATGATTTTTCAAATTCATTAATCAAAGGATCAATATTTTCAAAACCGTGTACTTTCTCTCTAGGTATTACATCTGGAAATTCCTCTTGCCAACCTTGCAATTTACTAGAACTGTTTCCAAGTTTTCCTGGTATTTTATCATTAATCAGTCTATGAAACCATTTCCATTTTGTATGAGCCATCATCATTCCTGGTGTCCATCTTGCCCATAAATGCACACATGGTCGATTGTGGTAAATGTTGTATCTATCAGCAGCAAAATCACTTTCTAATTCAATCGCTACCCATTCAGCTTTTATGCTATAATCATTATGTGGTCTTGCCCAATACATATCACCCATTGACAAAAACGAAAGGCCGTCTACGTAATCAGCATATGTCATACTAGGTAACATTCTCGGGCGATCACATTGTGCATCGTCTGCTACTTGCTCTGCATCATTTTCAAAAAACTTTTTAAGATTTATATCTATAATTTTATATTCTAGATTAAGCATTCCGCATATTGTTACAGCATAACTGACATCATATAAATTTATATCGTCTTCATATCTAACAATAAAAATATTAGGTTTTTCTCCTATTTCTAAAAAACTTTTCAACATTAATTCACTGTCTAAACCGCCACTTAAAAACAAATTTAATTTTTCATCTGGAAAATGGTCTTTAGTGCTTTTAGCGGCTAGTAATGCTTCTTCTTTTAGTGTAAGTATAGGCCTATTCATTTTTTTATAAACAGGCATTAAAGTTTCTTCTGGAGATACTGAACGACTAAACAAGTCACCATTGTCATATTTCCAAGCACTCCAGTTATTTTCGCTGTAATACATCTTGTAGCCTTTCTTGTTGATATTGATATTTACAAATTAACATTAAATTAGTTTGCGAGATTGGGAGCATTATTTTTTAAATTTAAATAATATTCATTTAAAATTTTATCTCTATTTTCAATTAGATCATCTTGGGGAGTATTTAGGTAACTGTTTAAGTCCATTTGTAAATTTGCGGCATTGGCAAAACTGTACCAACTCTCAGGATGCAAATTTTTCTTTTTATTTCTTATTAACATGTTATTTAATTTTTTGCTTATTAGTTGGGCTTTAGGTTTAGTCATGCCTTTATTGTTTGTCCAGATTATTCCCCTTTCATCAAAAGTATATCCATAAAAATCTGGATTCAATTCCATTTTGTTTAACCAATGAGCATCTTTAGCATAGTTTGGAAATAGATGTAACTCTGTAATCATAGCCCAGTCAATAGGAGAATCTTTTTCTAATACTCTAGTACCCCAATCCATTACAGATTGTTCATCTTCATTAGGTAATCCAACAATTAATCCTACATGTATAAAGACATCATTCTTCCAAACTTCTTTACATTTCCATAAATTTTCATATATTTTTTCTTCACTAGCTCCTTTGCCTACTGTTTTATTAGCATTATTATTAAAACTTTCAATCCCAAAAAATGTAGATCTCAGGCCACTTTCATAAAGTAAAGGAATAGTTTCTGGATGAGCTCCTAACAAATCTAATCTACAATACGTTGCAAATTCAATCTTAAAAGGCAGTTTACTATATACCTTATTATAAAGGTATTCTAATTTTTCAATACTATCATTATGCGTGTCATCACTGTAATAATATTTTGTTATTCCATATTCTTCGTAATTTCTAATAAATTCTTCCTTTAAAGATTCTGCATCTCTTATAAAATCTAATTTCTTTTTTCCATTTAATGGAAAACTACAATACGCACATCTAAATATGCATCCTCTAGATATTTCGATTGGTACTGCTTCTCCTTGTATTATGTAATCACTTTTATGCCATTTATGCACATGATTTACAAAATCAAATGCATCTCCTGTTCTATCATAATCAATCACCTCTGCACCAGTATCTAATTTTTTTGATTCTGGTTTTGGACCTTTACCTGCAAGCCAGTTGGTAAAGTCTAGCATCATTGCATCACTATATCCTTCAAAATAAAAATCAAAAAATGTTAAACCTTGTTGACTCCATCTCCAAGTTTTAGCACCACCACACACAAATTTTATGTTAGGATTTGTCTTTTTCCTATACATATTCATAGCCATCATGCCTTCTTTTTCCATGCCAATTGCGTCAAGTGCATCTACAATATACCCTACTGTTCTTACATCATTATCTGTTTTTGGTTTGCCCTCCATAAATGTATTACTCCATCCGATCCACAATGTATCTTTGTCAACATATTTTCTTATTACCTCCTTATAAAATTCTATACCTTTTGTTCTTACTAACCAATGATATCTATCTATAACTTGTACAGTGTAACCATTATCACGCAATATAGATGCTATCTGGTATGCACCCAAAGGTCTATTCAATAAGAAAGTAGTATTATCGCTTTCATTAAAAAATATTTTAGGATTAGTACGGGATGACCCTGTGAAAATAATTATGTTAGCCATTGTAATTTAAAAGCCTATCCATATACTTAATATTGAAATCCATACGTTTTTGTAAACGCTGTTTCCATGTATCAGCTTTAAAACTTCTAACAAATGCGTTATGTTCAAATAAATGTTTTTCTTTAGATTTTATATGCGTCTTATTATATGAGTTACGCATTCTTACGGCATCAGCTAATGAATAACCTTTGTTGTTCACCCAGAAAAAACTATTTTTATCTTGAGGGAAAGTATATCCGTATTTTTCAGGATTGAGATTGAATTTAGAATTCCATATATTTTTCTTGTGTAACCATCTATCTAATGTCAAAGGATATACAGCAGATATATCAAAAGGAAAATCTGGTTTGCAAATTTCTTCTAGCCATTCAGATATTTCCTGCTCTCCATCATTTGGCAAACCTAGCATCCAACTTGCATACTTGATAGTGTCCGGCCATTCTTTTTGTAAAACTTCACCCATTTCTAATATTTTTTCTTTTCTAATTCCTTTTCCAACAGTTTTGTTAGCTTCATAGTTCATACTTTCTATTCCGAACATCACAGATCTAACCCCCATATTATAAAGTAAAGGAATAGTATCTCTATGAGCATTCAATAAATCTAAACGCATATACGAACTAAAGGTAATTTTGAAAGGCAATTTGTCAACAACTTCATCATGTAAAATCCTAATTTTTTTTGGACTATCATTAAAAGTATCTTCTGTAAAAAAATAATCTGTTACATTATATTTTTCATAATTTTCTAAAAATTGATCTTTTAAAATATCTGAACTTTTAAGGTAATCTAATTTTTTACGACCATTTAAAGGATATGCACAAAAAGCACAACTAAAAATACAACCTCTTGCAGTTTCTAAAGGTAGAATCTCTCCATCAATTACCAAATCACTAGAATGCCATGAATGTTTATCATGCACAAAGTCAAAGGATTCGCCTTTGTGATCATGAATTATGTTTATGCTTCCATCTTCGTTTTTAATATGTTCTATGCTATCACGTTTTCCATCCAGATACTCTGTATATTCTACAACCGTTGCATCAGCAAAACCTTCTATGTAACAATCTATTAAAGGAGATGCAAAACCTTTTCTGCCGCTAAATGCCCTAGCTCCTCCCATTACAAATTTAATTTCAGGATTTTTACTGTACACTAACGTTTTTAATTTTTCAATTTCATCTAAGTTTAATAATCTTGTATTTTCTTTAATAGCATCTAATTTCTGTTTGGGCTTTGTTGTCATAAGTCCATCAGAACTTCCAGCTTTAGGTTGTGGGTCATTAAACATGTTTTCTATTCTATAAAACCATGTAGAACCAAATCCGATCCATAGTGTATCTTTATCAACAAATTTATCAAATATTTTTAGTAGTTTATCAAAATCAGTATATACTAACCAAGGAAAACTATCTATCACTTGTACAGTGTATCCTTTTTTCCTTAAAATATTAGCAATTTGGTATATTCCTATAGGCCTCCAATAAGGCACCACGGATATACCTCCACATAAGACTATATTAGCCATTTACTATTCCTAGTTTGTTTTGATAAGTTTGACGATCCAAGCACCTACATCAACCTCCCACCATTTTTCGCCATGACTGTAAGAATAAGGTTTACGATGATGGTTGTTGTGTAGTGTTTCTCCCCAACTAGGTAAAGCCCAAAGCCAATTATTAATACTATCATCTCTAGTATTATAGCGTCTGTAACCGCCCCACCAGTTTGGCTTATGGCCTACGTAATTTACAATGTTACTCATTGCGCCACTGATAATCATTGGAAACCAATGTAGGAAAACCATTAAATAAAATCCACCAACAGCATATAAAAATAAACTCCATAGAGCTATTACACCAAAATAATATTTGTGTAGAAACATATGAAACGGATCGCCTATTAGATGCTTCATTTTCCATTTTACTCTACTTGTATCTAAATCATATTCAAGAGCAAAAGTTTTTAAACCTTGATGTCTAGGACTATGCGGATCTTTTTCAGTATCGGCGTGTCTATGATGATTCATATGTATTGCTACCCATACAATGCTACTACCTGTATTACTTAATGTACCAAGTAAAGTACCTAATTTTATGATCCAAGGATGTGTTTTATAAGACTTATGGGTTAATTGTCTATGAAATGTTACACTTATTCCTAATCCAACATATAAAAAATATCCTAAAATAGGTAATAATATTGTTCCAACAGTGAATCCATATGTATAGTAACCTGCAATAGTACCTAAAATTGAAATTCCCAAAATTAGTTGTGCTACAAATGTGTTGCTTTTTAAATAATTCATTTTGCTACCACCTTACATATATTTACTACAGGATCAAATTCCCACCATTTTTCTTTTGTTGTTAGTTTGCCTAAATTTGCATGATGATTATTGTGCCATGCATCACCCATTATAAACGGCCATAACAAAATGTTATTTGTACTGTTATCCTTTGTATTATGATTCCTATACCCTGCTTTATGAGCAAAAAAATTAAAACAATTTTGGCTGAATTGCACTACTAGTAAAGGTAAAATATATGCAAAATACAAATAATTAAAACCAATTAGCAATAAAAAAAATACAAAACCAATAACAAACAACATATAATAATTATGATAAAATAATTGTTCTTTATTCATAAAATCTTTAATTAAAAAAACTTTAGTTTTTTTATCAGTAGTATCTATAGGTTTAAATCCAAACAGTTTGAATCCAATAGTTTTAGGCCCGTGCGGATCTTTATCTGTATCAGAATGTCTATGATGTATTCTATGAATATATACCCAACCTAAAGGGCTACCTCTGCCTGCTAATATTGCAATTAAAGTAAAAATTTTCCTTATATAATCATTTTTAAATTGAAAACTTTTGTGTGAATAGTATCTATGAAGGGTCATACTTACACCTAGAATACTTAAAATATAAAAACCTGCTACTACTAAAAGTATATTTTGATAAGAAAAGTCAACAAAAAATATACCTAATATAGCTACCAAAAGAGCAAATATTTGTATGTAATTTAGTGTGTTTTCTGTTGATTGTAAATATCTTAGCATACTCATATTTATTTAGAATTTACCTGTCAATTACTGCTCTTGGTGTGTCCACTTTATTGCATGCCAGTCTGGAGTATATTCAGGATCTATTTTATCATAAATTACCCATTGTTTTGTATACTGTATATTACAAGGAAAATCAACTTCATTTACTCCTTTATAAAACATACTATTAGGGTTACGTTTTTTTGCAATGCTGACTCCTGTTCGCGTAAAGTAGGGAATTAAATTTTTATTGTATTCATTAAAGGTAAGTGCAATGGTTTTTAAATTTTTTTGTTTTGCCCATGCAAGTTGTCTCGGTAGTAGGTATCTTCCAACTAAAAACTTTCCCCTATATTTTTTTGGTAACCAGGTTCTAACTCCTCCTAATGCAACATTTTTATCAAAAGCACTTATATGTATTCCAGATATTCCAATTATTTTTTCGTCTTCTAAAAGAACAAAAAATTCTCCATTTCCTTTGGCAAATCTATGGCTAATAAAAACTAGATATGGTAAAGTTTCGGGATGATCTTCCCAATTTTTATGGTACATATTTACATGGGCAGGATCTTCTTTAAAACTACTTGCAAAGATACAAAAGTCTAAGATTTGGTTTTTTGTTAAATCTTTTAAATTTTTAACAACCAAGGATGTATCTTTTCTGCTTGTCCGATTGTGTTCCAAGATCTGTCCCATTTTAATGCCCAATTTTTTAAATGCTCCAAAGGTTTAATGTTTGATCCTATTATTTTACTATATTTTGGATAATTTGTCAACCCTAGTTTTTCATAATTTTCTTTTGATATAGATGCTAAACTACAATGACTAGGATTCATTATAGGAACTGTAAAAAATCTTTCAGAAAAAAAATTTTTGCAATCATCAAGATAATTTATTGTCCAAGGAGTTATAGAAAAATTTATCCATACTTCTACATTTTGAAGTTTTTTAAGATTTTCATAATTTTTTATAAGATCTTTCCAACTAGATTTTCTTCTGAACCATTCATAACTTTCTGCATAACCGTCTACACTTAACATTATTAATACTCTTTTGTATGGTTCCCAAAGTTCTTTTTTGATTTTACCTAGACCATTTGTAATGTAATGTAACTCACAATCTTTCTTGTCAATTTTATGTAATTCATTTAAGATTTTCCAATGAGTTGGATCTATCCAAGGTTCACCTCCTGTGAATCTAATAAAATTTAAAGATGGAACTAATTCTTTTAATTCTTCTATAATGTTATCTTTTAAATTAAAATTACGTATAGGCTTTGTTATTCCAAGATGTTTTCCCCAACTACTACTAAGTAATGGCCCACAATGAGCACAAACCAATTGACACTTGTTGCTCAACTTAAATTGTACTCCTTTTAATTTTACATCTTCTGTAATTGGTAATAGTTCTGTTCTTAAACTTGTAGCTCCATTTCTTTCCAATAAATTACATTGCCAACAAATTTTATTTTTGTCATTTAAATATTTGTCTAAATTATTTCTAAAATCATCATATAAAGGACTTTGCCAAGCATTTTGTATTCCATTGTTAATGTCAGCAAGTTTTACATTACCACTTTCTAATGGACAGCTTATTGTATTTCCATCGTTACTAACAACTAGTATGTTATTAGGGTAAACACATTTTTTTACAGAGGTCTGCATTTATAGATCCTTTGTTTTCCAAAGTCTTCTTTTCGATCGATAATGTAATACTCTCCTATTAAGTTATCCATCTGATCATAAGTTATTGTAGTAAGACCTATTTTTCTATCATATGTAAATATAAATTCATTGCCTAGCTTTAGTTGTCTTTGCAAATACTTTTTCGGTACTTGAACAAACTCTAAAATTCCGCTGTTTAACACATAATCATAGTAACCTGGAATTTTATTTTGAAAATCAGTATCCAAATCAATCACTAAATCTATCCCTTCAATTGGCATTCCCTCTACGGAAAAATATTTACTAGGCTTGTAATACCATAGAAAAGTTTTTGCGCCAGCTCCTAAATCTAACAAAGATCTATTTGGTTCTAAAAAATTTTCTGCAATAAATTTATTTCTTTGCCGCCATGGAGATACTTTTAAAATGTATTCACTAAAAAGTTCCATAATTATTCCATAAAATATCTTTCATAATTATTAGGCAATTCAAAATCATTCCACACACAATCATATTTTTTAATAGATCGTTCAACTAAATTAGTAAATGGTTTATTTAATTCGCAATCCCAAGGAGCTCCTAAACCTAAAGTAAACTTATAATAGTCACTTGTATTATCCATACCATGCGGCCATTCTCCAGCCATTAAAAATGGTTGATTTCCTATTGATGGAGCAAATTGTTTTTTATTTTTATCTAAAAAATATAAAGTATCAGTACTACCGTGTAAAACAATTCTAAATTTAAGTTGCAGTGTGTCAAATTTTTTGCGAGAGCAATCAATATGTATTTTGTTTTTTCCGCCTGGAGGTGTGCTTATTATCATAGCTCTCGGTAAATTTACCATAAATGGTTTTATATATGTTTCTAAATATTCAATTATTTCAGGAAAATCATTTGACTCTTCTGTATATTTTAAAAATTCTTGTTTATTCCTAGATCCCGGTGTATCTACAATTATCGGTATATGATTGCAATTTCTATATCTGTCTTCTATTGAATTTTTTAATTTTGCATGTATTCGTTCGTAAGGTACATCTAATTTAGGTAAGTCAAGAGGCAAAAAAACAATTTTTTTATAATCTAACATGAAGTATTTAATTAGTTTTTTCTTTGTTTTTTACAGGTATGGCTGTACCAAAAACATGATCCCAAATAGGAAAAAATAATGAATAATTACATCTCCAATTTTTGTGATGATTTAAGTGAAACTTTCCTGCACTAAATGGCCAAATATTAAATTTAGAATTATGTTCAATCCATTCTTGTATAAAAGCTGTCCATACATAATATACAATAAATATCCACCATTGTCCTGTTAAGTAACAAAATATTATTGTAGGTATGATTTCTGTAATAATAATGTCCAAGGTACTCATCCAATCATCACTGTACAGAAATATATTTTGCCACATCCATTGAGGTTGTTGTGATGTTACATACTTGTGATGATGCCAATGCACAGTCTTTACGTATGGTAACACATGACAAAGTCTGTGTGTCCAATATAAAACACAAGTCCAACTAAAAAATATTAAAATTATTTTGATTAATTCTTCTATCATATACATACTTATATCCACTCTTTAATCTCATCATAACTGTTATGTGTGTGAAACCTAGCCAAAAACATAATCCGTGTCATGTCATTATAATTTTTCATACTATGCATTACACTGGTGTTAAAAATACAAGGTTTGTCCATACAAAATTTTTCTATGATTGTTAATTTATTTAAATCTTTTGCATACATATATTGGGCATGATAAGGATTCATTTTACCTTTGATGTTACTTTTTTTAGTATTGAAATCATAATTACTATGTTGCATGTTACTTTCATCACAACTATAAAACAAAGTTTCACTGTCCTCGTAATTAAGAACAGGTATATTCAATCCCCATCCTAAATCTTTATGCCCGTCAATATGTGGCATTAAGCCTTCATTAGTTTTTGTAAAATAAAACCTGCAGTTATAAGTTGAGGGAGATTTTTTAAGAAAATTGTATAAAGTTGGACATGTATTTGTCAAATCACTTTTAAATATATTTTTATTTTTTTTGGGAGCTTTAATTTTTCCGAGCTCTATAAGCTCGTTTTTTATGACGTCAATATTTTCTATTTCAACAAATTCATATAAATTATTCTGCATTTCTTTCAATAAATCTTTCTTTAATGTTTACCGGCTGAAAAAATTTATTGACAAGTTCTATAACTTTGTTATTGTCAAAAGTTTGACAACTGAATACATCTAAATAAAAATCACCAGATATATCTACAAAATGACAACAAATATTGCTTGTTTCTATTAGCTGAACTAATGTCCAACCAGCTTTCTCTTTATCGTGGGTTGCAAAGTGTTCTACAATAGGATCCCCATATGCAACCATTTCAATATCTTTTACTAGTGTTTTAGAAAAATCTTTTATAACAGCAGGATCTGTTATTTTTTCTTTATTACCTTGTTTACAGTCAAGTACTAAATGGTATCCCCATATCATAATATTGTTCCTACCAGATGCAATCTATCATTTTGGCTTGCATTTATCGCAGTATGATATTTAGTAGTATCTGTAACCCACCAAGTATTATGTGGTAAGTGCTGTATTTCCTTTTCAATTATCATATAGCAACCAAATTCATTTGTACGCATAACATAGTGCAGTCTTTTATGCAAATCGTAATGCCAAGACAAACAAGTCTTAGGTTTGCTTGTCATTATGCGTATTCTTCCTATCTTAAAATGTTGTTTAATCTTTATATATACACTTTCAAAAACTGTTCCTTTAAAAATTGAACATAACTCTGTAAAATCTTCTTCTTTGTATTCAATTTTTGGTGTTTTTGACGTATGTCTTCCTTCTGTACTAAGTGCATCACTCCAGTCTTTGATTAAACTTCCTGCTCCTAGTAAATAATTGTCCGGATCATCTTTTGTACTGTTTAAACAAATTTGTCCATCTTTATTTTCTAAATTAAGAAGTTTGTATTCATAGTATAAATTATGCACAGGTAAAAAATTTATTTTTTCAAAATGGGACACTATGCTATCTCCTTTAATTTTGCTGGTAATGTTTTGTCTATTTTTACAAGCCAAGTGTCATATGAAAAAATTTCCATTTTCTTTCCTTTAGGTCTTTGTTTAGCCCATTTAAAATCAAATGCAATTAATTGTCCATTATTATGTGTAAGGTTACTTAGGCTTCCATTTCGTTTATATACATTTTTTTCTTTAAAAAAAGTGTACATTTCAATAATTTGTTTTTTTATATCTGGTACGTAAATTAAATATTTTTTGTTATTATAACTGTCTAACAGACATGGTCCATAATACTTTTGTAGGATTTCTTTTTTTGCATAATCTATATCGATCAATTCAGGCACCCATTTTGATTTTAATTCTTGTAGCCAATAGATTTCGTTTTCAAAAAATTCTGTTACTTCATCATTTTTGTATTCGTGTTGTGTGCCGTTGACTGTAACTGATCCTTCATGAAAAGACCTCTTAATAATATTTGCATCATAATCAATCTCAACATCAACAACTGTGCCAACACCATCATGTTTTGTAGTATACTTTTGAAACATTATGAAAAAAATCCTGTTAAACTTCTTCTACTATTTTCTCCTGCTGTTGAATCAACTCTTTCTACTTTATGAACAATTTCGCCTGTAGTAATCATAAGTCTATTTGGTAATGGAGCAAAATATCTTCCGTGTCCGGGAGTCATTATCATCTCGCTTTCTGTTTTTAAATTCCAAGTTCTACTTCTTGCATTATATTCTCTACCTAACATATCCTCTAAAACAGTGCCTGGCATTTTTCTAGTTGGTTTCATTTTTGTTTTAGAATCTGCTATCATAAGATTTCCGCCCCATGTATGCCTCCACTCATCGTGTATGTAAAAACTATATGCGCCTCCACCTAAAGCACCATCACGATGCCAACTTAGCTCTGATCCTTTTAAATATACATGTAACATACAACTAATTTTCTCAAATTTTTCCTTTGGAAGGCATGTTTTATTTTGTGCTATAAAATCTATTAGTTTATGTATAAATGGTTCAAAATTATTATTCCAAGGTAGTTTATGTGTCCAATATTTGTTTTCACTTTTGTAAATATCACCAACATTTAATTTATAAACTTTATCATCACCTAGTTGTAGTCTTACCATTTTTAAACATTCGCTTTGATCTCTTACTTTAAGCAATGTGTCATCATCTAAAAAATTATCAACTATTGTAATGTTTTCGTCATTGTATGTTATTTGCATCTTGTATTTCCTTTGATATACATATTCTATTAATTATTCCAGATCGATTGTATGAATTATATTTTTCGGCATTAGACAAACCAAATATTACTGTGTCACTTTTATCTAAGTTATATTTGTTACATATTGTTTTTTGTGTTTGTTGATATTTTTCTAATGTGTATGATAATTTAAATTTGTTTAAGAGTTGTGTATGCAGATTAATACTATGATGATTTAAGTAAGACCAATTATTAAGTTCTTTATAAGGACTATTTTTATCATACCTGTTAAATTGTAAACCTATTCTATTTGATCCTGTATTATAGACTTTACTTAAACTAGTAGCAATACTTTGTATCTGTATACAATCAATGTTTATTTTTCCTATAGAACTAATATTAAGATAAGCACAATCTATGAGTAAATTAATTTTATTAGCTACGCATGTTTCTAGTATTTCGTAAAAATTTTCATGCACATTACCTGTAGCACTAAATGGTAGACTTAATATTAATGTTTTGTACATTGGAACTTGGTAAACTGTATCTACTTCTTTGCATCCATTAGCCTTATGAAAAGGGTATTCTCCTTTAAGAACAAAAATATTTTTTATTCCAAAAGTTATATACCAGTCAAGAAACGCACCAGTGACACCGTCTACTACATTGACAAACTTGTATTTTCCTAAACCTTGTAATTGCGAATATTTGTATTCACTTAATTTTAATTTATAAGTTGATACAAATTTATTCACATTTGCATATGTCATACTTTCATCATTACTGTTCCAAAGGTCGCATGACTTAACAAAGTTATATACATTACTGTCAAAAATAGCTCTTGCTCCTTTAATCATCAGTAACCCTACAAAAATAACTTAAAGCAAATTTAGGACTAGTAGATCCTTTGCTGGTAAAATCATTGCTACTATGTAATTGTGTGCAATCAAAAATAATTATATCGCCAATATTCCATTCATAAACACACTCTACAGAAAGTCCATGTAAATTATTATACGGTAAATGTGTAAGAAAATTAGTATATTCATTTATGCTCATATTCCTATTTGTAAAATTCTCTAATGTAGAGTAATCTTCTAATTTATAATTGTAATCAGTTTTAGATTTTTTAAAAAGCGGTCCTTTCCAAAACATGCATGACTGCCCATACCATCTCTGTTTAAATAAAACTGTATAACATGGCTGATCTTTTGAACTTTGTGTAAGTGGTACAACAATGTTTTTGTAAGGAAGTAAATTATTTACTTCTTCCTTGCCTGTATCAGTATGCACAAAAAAAGGCATACTTGTTTTAAAATAATTTCCTCCGTGTTGAGTAAACTTATGGGGCAAAACTTTTTGAAATTTTTCTTCAAGCCAGTTTTTGTATTCTGAGTTTGCCGAATATTTCCAATTTACAATACTTCCTAATTTATTTACAGGTACAGAATTTTCTTTTTCTCTAATAATTTTTTCAATTTCATCTTTGCTGAAAAAATTTTTTATTACTTGCGAGTCAGATTTAATTTTTTTAAGTTTATCTATTCTATCATCGTCAAACATTATGTCTTGCGGTTTACTGTATAGCATCTTCCATCTCCTTATGCACATGTGACGATAATGGATTTACTTTATTGATAAGACAACTTTCATTGAAAATATTGTAACCCATTTCACTATCATATAGACTTTTATTTGTTTTCAAATAATTTACTACATGTTTTAATTTATGAATATTTTTATATCTGTTTTGTATTTTATCTTTTATATTCTTGTTTAAATTTCTTATGTCATAATAACTAGGCTGATCTAAAATCCTAAAATACTGTTTTGTTCTAAAAGCAGGATGGCTGATCTTTTCCCACCAATTTACAATTTCGTCAAGCTGTAAAGCGTTTGCATATTGAACCACTGTATGTGGTTCAGTGTGTGAAAATATTTTAGGATACTCTTTATTAAGTTCTATTAAATGCTTAATATTATCGTTTACATCATTCCAAACACTGCCAGCCCTAATAGATTCACATAATTCACCTATTCCGTCAACACTGCTAAAAATTTTTACTCTTTTAAAATTTTTAAATATTTCAAGTTTTGTTTTATCTAGAGGAATAGTATTATTTGTAACATTTATAATAGTAATATTTTGTGCATAACCTTTATCTATAAACTTTTCTAACATATACCAATATTCTTTGCTATAAAAAGTTTCACCTCCAGTGCTTTTAAGATATTCTAAATTTTTAAACACACTAAAATCTAAAGCATCAATGTCTGTTTTATGCAGGCCTCTTGCATATAAATTTTCCCATCTTGATGAATCAATCTGTTTATATTTTTCACGAATAGGAATATACATTTTTGTTTTCATGCTATCGTTTGGATTACACATCACACATTGTATGTTACAAGTATTTCCAGTGTTTAATTCTAAATATTTTAATTCGCCGTATTCTCCTTTTATTCCTAATTCATTTACTCTAGTACGCATACTAGGATAACCTACTTTTTCATGCTTCCAACATGAATTACAACTATCAAAATTTTCGTTATTTTTTAACGCATTTTTTGCAGAAATTCTGTGTTCATCTTCAAAGATATTAGATAAATTTGACAGGCTTATACGATTTAATTTGTTTCTAGAAAAATGACAGCAGGCCTTGCTAGAAGCAAGGTTATCTTTTTCTGGGTAAAAATATAAGCCATGATCAAGTAAACTACATTTCATCAAACATAAACCTATTTTCTGGAAAAATGTTTTGAAAATTTAAATTGTTTTTTTCATCGTATTCTTCAATCCATTTTTTTGTTTTTTTAATATGATCTAAATTTGGCTCTAAATTTGTAAACGACTTAGCCATTTTTAAAATATGTTGCTTGTACTTTTTATGGTTTTTAAAATCTTGTGTTTGTATAATATCTATTGCTTTGTTCAATCTACTTCCCCAATGACGCATATAAAACATTTCAGGTTTAACAATATAATTATAATGTGGTTCTATATCTCCATATCCCATATTGTCTAAATATTTTACTATTTCTTCACAATAAATTAAATTTAAAATATTCAATGCAATATTTGCTCTTACTTTTGTAACACCAGGTGTTTTCATGTTAAATTTATTAAAAAAACTTAACATGTTTTTTTCAAAATTTTCCCATTTTAAATTTGTTCTCTGGTATATTTGCTTATCCCCAATTCCGTCTAAGCTCACTCTAGGAAATATTGTATGCCCTACATCTAAAACTTTTTGTATTGCATCTTCAAATTTTTTCCTATGAGCATCACCATAATAAGTATTTGTACTAAAGGTCAATTCTTTAACGCCAACTTTCTCAGGACTGTGTTTGACAAGTAAATCTACTATATCATAGAATTCAGGTTGTATAGCAGGTTCACCACCTAAATACATAATACAATCTAAACTTTCTATATTATTTTCAAGCCAATCAAATATAACTTTTTTCATATAATCTGCAGAAACTTTTTGATTTTTAGTAACATATTTTGGCAAACCAACTTCATGCTCCCATAAACTACTACACACACTGGCACAAAACACACATTTTAAATTACACAAATTACTAAATTTTAATTCAATAACTTTAGGAGAATTTAAAATTACAGAATCTGCATTTTGCACTTCATAGTTTCTTTTTAATGCTTTTCTATAACTCATTCCTCCTTTATCTTCTGCTGTGTAACAATCTTTGCAGTTACTATGTCTTATACCATTATATAAAGATTTACGTATATCCTGTTGGGTAGGTGTGTTGAAAAAATCATTTACTTCTTTTTCATTTTGAAACCACCTATATTCACTTCTAGGACATATTCGCCACATTCCATAATCAACATTAAAACTAAACCATGTCCAAGGATATGTGCAAATAGTATCTAAATTATTCATGTTAAACTTTTCTCTTGGGTATCTTAGAATCTGCTGAACTGACACAACTTTTTGTAATACACGTTTTTGGCTCTTTAAATAAGGTAAAACCTGTTTCTATGTTACCAAGAGGTGCATCATGGCACGAATAACTTCTTTTTACAGAACCGTCAGGCTCCCGTATTATTATTCCGCTAAAACCGGCGTTACACCGCCATCCTTCGAAATTATTGAAATTAAAGGCATTAAAGCGTTCTGCTTGGTCCATATACCACTTTGTTCCTTTAGAGTCTTCTAATTCTACCTGCATGTGCCAAGGCACACTAGCATCATTTTTTCCGGTTATTCCTGCGGGAACTTGAAACTGTGGTCGTGGACGGTTATTCCAAATACGTTTCGCTTCGGTGAAGGCTCTTTGCGGCATTCCGTTCCAGAGTCTTTCGAGTTGTTCTTTTTTGTATCCATCAACCACTCTTGAGGCTGTTGGATCGGACTGAGGTTTAAGAGTAACATTGATACCTCTTTCGTGGAAGAAGAGAGCGTTTTCCCAATCTCTTTCAAACCATTCTGGAACCATAACTTGATTAATTGTAATTTGTACATCGTTCTCCTGACATAAGTTAAGTTTATCTGCAAACTCTTGCATCTTTTCTTTTGTATTTACATGTTCTGTATGAAGGCTTGCTGTAATACTTGCACGATGAAAAGGTTTTGCATATTCTACATAAGTCTCAAACCATTTAATAGGTCTGGAACAATTAGAGGTCATATGTATACTAGTGTAATTAGTATTGCTGACGTCATCAGCCAAATATTTAAGGATGTCAAGATATCCTGGGTGAAACGTAGGCTCGCCACCAGATAAACTAAAATGAAAAGAATTAAAACCGTTGTCACGTGCTTGCTCCTTTATACTGTCTATAGTGCGTAAACATAGTTCTGTTGGTCTATGATCTTTCCTATCGCTTCTTGCATAAGGCCAACAATACGAACATCTATAATTGCAAAATCTTCCTAATAACCAAGATACAGTAAATAGATCTCTATATAAGAGAGTTCGTTGACCTACACTTACAATATCCTTGAAAGGTATTTTTGTAAAGTCATAATTGCTCCATTTTAAATCTTCAGACATACCTTTATACTAACACATTTATTGTTGCAAGTCAATAAATATGTCCTTCATCTCCGGAAATGTTTCTGCAAAACTTATACCTCTTTGCTGATCACATAATTGTAAAAATTCTTGCATTTCTGGTAAGCGTCTGCTCCAGTCTTCGCTATCCATAAAACTTAAAATTCCTTCTAATCTTTTGATTCCATATTCTGCTGTGCGCCATTGAGCAAAATTTACTTTTCCTTTATGCCAACTAGGAATTCCTAGCTCCCAGTTCTTTTCCCACCAAGGATACCATGATTCATATTTTTTATGGCATTCTTCTTTAAACCATTTAGGCAAAACTTTGACATTAAGATGACCAGGCCAATAAACAAAGTGTTGACTTATACCTCCTGCACCAAATGGCCACATGTTTACTTTTTTAAAATTCTGTTCTAATTTCCATTGTATCAAATCAGGTAGATAGTAAATGTTTAATGCCTGAACGGCTGTAGCAATAGTCACTTCAACATTATCTGTTGTTTGTGTATCTAAAAGATGAAATACTTCTTCTTGGCGTTTCCAATTACTAGGGTACCTGATGTAATCATTCATTTGTTTAATACTATCAATAGAATAATGAAATCTTACAAGTTTAAATTCCTTCCATAAATCAAATAAATCTTCTCGCCATTCTACACCATTAGAATTATATCGAAGTTCAAGATCTTTTGCATAACCCATTTTAATAGCATGTTCAAGGATTTCGTAGTGTTCTTCTATAATTAAACTTTCGCCACCAGCAAAATAAATCTGTTGCATACTTGGCATTTGTTCGTAAAACTGTTTCCAAAAAGTAGGATTTTGTTTATGCCAATTGTAACTACTTCCGTTAGTAGAACCTTTATCTTTCCATTGCATTATTTCTTTTAATGACTCATTTTTTACTGCTGGAAAAATTGCTTTGTAATCTTTTATCCAACCACTACTGTCGTGTGGCGAACACATTACACAAGCAAGTTGACATTTAGTTCCAAAACGCAAATCTATATAAGCTAAATTAGGCGGCACACTTCCATCTGCATTTGTTTCTTGTAGAATTTTATCTACATCTACACGTTTACTCCAGTAATCTGTTTCCCACATGCGTTTACTACGATGCCCTGCATCTTCTTCTTTATAACACTTGAGACAACTAGGAGGTTTTTCACCGTTTAACATCTGTAGCCGAACATTTTTCATATATTCACTGTTCCAAGCAGTCTGAAAATCACTTACATTTAAGTTGTTAGGCCTACCTTCATCATCTTTTAATATACCTACTTGGCCTCCATACTTTTTATCATTAGTTGGCCCTACGCTACTTGCGTTAGCAGTACAACAGACTCTCATTGAGCCATCAGGCCTAGTACTTAAATGTACCCATGGTAGCAAACAAAATGTATCACTTACTTTATTTTTCATCGAATATGTCTTTATATTGAGGTACTATATCTAAAATGCTTTGATTTCTTATTGTGTCAAGTTTTTTAGTGTATTCTACAAAATTTGATAATTTATCACTCTCATCTTTTGCATTCATGTAGTTACTTATACTGTCTAAAATTGAACATGCACGTTTCTTGGTATTATCATCATATGTTTCAAACTTTTCTTTCCAATCTTCATAATGAGCTGTGATATCTTTTTTGGTATTACTAGGCAAAACTCTTATACTACTGTACCAAGGTTTATGACAAACATGATGCGTAATAATTTTTGTTTTTCCTTTGTTTATTTTTTTAAAATTTTGTTGTAATTTCCAAGAAATAAATTCAGGCACATGATAGACATTTATATTTGTAACAGTAAAAGCAATCCAAGCTGAAATATTTTGGGGCATACTATCGATTTTTTGTAAGTTTTTTTCTATAGCAGACCATTTAGAAGGATATCTTTGGTATTCTTGGACTTTACCATATCCGTCAATACTTGCACCTATTCTTATAAGTTTAAATTTTTCCCACATAGGTAAAACTTTGTGAGGAATATTTGTTAAATTTGTATTATATTCTATAATAATATTTTTTGCAACACCTGCATCAATACACTTTTGTAAAAATTCATAATGACGCTCAATTAACAATGGTTCTCCACCTGCCATATAAACATGTTGAATATTTTGTAAATTAGATTCTATATGATCCCAAAATTTTGTGCTGTAATGCCAATCATATGCATCAGTTACCCATCTACCTTTTGAATTTTTTTGTAATTTAACTTTGCCGTGTGTATCATCCCATTCTGGACCGTACATTTTTGCCCAATCTTTGTACCAAGTATGACTATCTTCTGGTCCGCACATTCTACATGCTAAATTACACAAATTTCCAAACCTTAAATCATAATATACCAATGGAAATTTTTTAGAATCTATAGTACCATCACCTTCTGTAAATTCTTTTGCTTGTTCAACTGTCAAATTCCAAGATTCATTTTCATATATTCTTCTGCTACGTAAGCCACTTTGTTCTTCTTGCATACATCTCACACAATCCTTAGGCCAGTTGCCCTGTAACATGTCTTTTCTTACGCTTTTAATAAGTTTTGCATTTCTAGCACTATCTAAATCATCTTTTCCTGCATTATAAGGCGCACCATCGTCCTTGAATAGCGTGCCTCTACCTTTAGTCATATTCATTTGACAGCAAACACGCACTGTTCCATTATTTTGCACTGCTTGAAAGTTCCAGGGAATAGGACAAAAAGTATTAGACATTCCAATACTCCTTAAACTCTGGATAATAATCTAAAATATCTGTATTATGGTATTCGTCTTGTGTTTTTGCAAAATTAATAAATGATTTCCAATCAGAATCAAAGTTATCCACAGAATTCATATACTTTATCATTTTATTTCCTACTTGTGGAATTCTCCTTTTACAATAGTCTCGATATTTTTTGTTAAAAACTTTTTCTTCGTCCAAGATATTATCTAAATTTTCTACAAAATTTTTCCATTCATGTGTAATTTTTTCTTTTAGCTGTTTTGGTAAAACCCTAGGGTTGAGTTGACTAGGATATTGAACTATACTTGCATGTATTCCTGTTCTTAAAGAAATATAATATCTAATTACGTGATGAAGTCTCGTAATATTCAACACACTTGTTGTACAAGTTGCTTGTAGTGCAAGGTTACTTAATTCTTTTTTTGCTTTTTTAATATTACTTTCAACCTTATCTATTTTTCCATAAACTCTTATATATGAATAAATGTCAGGATAAGCATCAAGACTTACAAGTACACCAACTCTTTTAAATTTTTTCCATAAAGGAATAATATTTTTGCCGCCGTACTCTAATGTACTAAAATTAGAATTATAATTTAAGGTAATGTTTTCTGCATAAGGTTCTAAGTTTTTTAAAAATTCATAATGTTTTGAATGATATAAAGGTTCTCCACCTGTTATTAAAATTTCTTGTAAATTTGGAGCAAGATATTCTATTTCATTAACAATGTTATCTGTTAAACTAATATGTGTTTCTTCTCTTCTTTTTCCTGCAGAAGCATCTTGTAAAGCAGGCATTTTTTTCACTGCCTTTTCCCATAAACTACTGTAAACAGGACTGCAATGCCTACACATTAAATTACAAATATTATCAAATCTTACTTCTATACTTTTTAAATTTTCAACAGGATAACTATAATCTTCTTTTATGTTATTTCTTACATAATTTTCTAATTGTTTTGTATTTTCATCATCGTTAGTTTTTGATCCATCAGCAAAATTAATTGTATTGTATTCATATTTCCAATTTGTAAAACATTGTTGTCTTGTACTTTCTACATTAGAATCTTCGGTATCCCAACAACTTCTACAACCTTCTGGTTTTTCTCCATTAAGCAATGCACGTCTAAGCTCTTTTGTTTCTGAACTATTAAATATGTCAAGCAGACTGTCTGTTGTACTATTACCAAGATCTCCTTGAGCTCTCCAACAAGCACATACTCTACCTTCTTGTTTTAGATTTTGATGCACAAATGGCATAATACAAAATGTGTTATCTTTTTTCATAATTTATCCAACCACAATCTTCAAGATATCTATATAAATTAGGAATATAATCCTTTAAATTTTGTTTTCTTATTTCATCTAAGTCTTTAATAAAGTCTAAAAATTTAGGATGCACACCATTTGTTTCTTTTTCAACTTCGTTTTTTATTTTATTAAAAGCTCTAGTAATTAATTTAAAACGTAAATCGTAATTTGCTAAATCTTTAGTATACCTATTATAAATTTTTTCCAAATGTACTACTGCACGGACTTTATCTCCTATATTTCTAAAACCAACATATTCAGGATATACTGCGGTTGATATGACCAAATGACTACGATCTGTTTTTAATTTTCGTTCTGTTCTATATTTTGCATAATTATCCATTAGTTCAAAAATATCAAATATATTATATACTGAAATTGTAGGAGATAGCACTGCATTAGCTCTAGGATTCTCTTTGTCATAATCTAACCAAGTTTTTAAACTGTCATGTACTATTTCCCATTTTGATTTATGTCGTAAATAATCATTAAGTTTTCCAAAACCGTCAATTGACATGCAAATTTCTATTTCCTTAAATTTGCTTAGCCTACTTAATACTTTTTGTTTAGGAACCCAACTACAATTTGTAAAAATTTCTAATTTTATATTTTTTGCTAGATCGCTTTGAATTAAAATATCTATAAATTTTATAAAGTTAGGGTGCAACATAGGCTCGCCGCCTGTAAATTTAATTTGTTTTAATTCTGTAAGTTCGTTACTTGGCCAATTATATTCTACATCAGTGACTTTTTTCCACGGTTTTCTATCAATATACCCCTTATCTTTAGATAAAATAATATCATCATCGTACCAATTTGTTGATAATTCAGAATTACAAGTTCTACAAGCTAAATTACAATAGTTACCAAATGCTACCTCCAAGTATCTTAATCCAATATCTTCATTTTCGATTATTTTTTTTGAATCATAGAGACTCCATTCTCCCATTCTCATACTATGCCCATGTCTATCTTCTTCTCTATAACACTTGCTACACCCAGGAATAAATTCACCTCGCAACATTTTTTCACGCAACTCATTATAAGCTGCACTTTGTAAAATGTCTTGTGGTGTTTTGTAATCAACTACGTTTATATTTTTTATATCTTTATGCTCAGGCAAATAATGCTGAAATCTACAACAAGGTTTTGCTTCACTATTGGGTTTTACAGAAGTATGAATCCAAGGCAAAATACAGATTGACTTATTCTTTTGTAAAAAACTATCAGGTTTATTTTTATAATTAGGCATAATTTGCAAACCTTTTATCTAAATTTAAAAGAGAAGTTTTTCTTATTTTATCTAAACTATTATTATACTCCTTGAAATAATTAAACGCTTTTGTATTAAAAGTTACTGATTCTAGCAATTTCAAAATGTCATCTATGTCATAATTATTTTCAAAACTCCAATCAATCAATGATTGAGTTGCTTTTGACATATGATCAGGTAACACACTACTCATTTCAGTATTATAACCTTCACTTAATTCATAGAATGTTTCAAAATCATAATTTTTATTTTGTAACTCTTTAAACCATTTTAGCAAATCAGTTAAATGAAATATATTATAAGGCATTAACACAATGTTAAATCCGTATACTTTTGCCATATCTTTTTCAAATATTTCTTCAATAATCTTTTTTGTTTTTTTCCAACTAGCATTTGTTCTTATATATTCATATGCACTTCCGACTGCATCAACACTAAACACAATATGAATATCCTTAAACTTTTCCATTATGTTACGAAAACGTTTATTTAGATTAGTACCGTTTGTAGTAAATCTAAGTGCAGGCAATGTATCATAATTGTCTATTATTGCTTCTAAAAAATCTAATACTAATGGGTCAAGTGTAGGTTCTCCTCCTAAAATTTTTATTTGTTTTAATTGTATATTATTTGTAAAATTTTTAAACAAATCAAAATTCTTGACAATTTTCTCTGGTGCTTTGAACCATTTTTGCATTTCAGGATTTTCTTGAAATTCCTTTGTAATTTGACTACTTGCGTTTGGTACACACATTCTACATTTAAGATTACATAAATTGCTAGGTCTATAATCTAAAAACATAGGTCCTTTTGTAGTGTTACCATATTGAATATCTAGCTCAACATCTACTTTAGACATATGCTTGTCCCATATCCATGTTTCGCTTTTTAATCCTTTGTCAGATTTATTTTTACAAAAAGCACATGCGTCTGGCCATTTTCCTGCAAGTAAATCTTTTCTTATTTTTTGTAACTCTTCGCTTTTCCAATAATCAGCTGGATCTAAATTTTCATATGTATCTTTTTTTGCAACACAACAAGGTGCATACTGCTCATATCCTGTTGCATACATTCCTATAAAAGGAGCATAACATAATGGTTTATCTTGGATCATACTTATCTAACTCCATTTCCTGAAAATTGTATCTCCAACTAATCTTTCTTGCAGTATCCAAATCATCTAGATAATTCATAAATGTATGGCCGTGCTCTTCCCATAAATCTTTTTCCATCATATGATTAACATAAAAAGGATAATCTTCTAAATCTCTTTCTTTAAAATTATAATTAGCAATCTTATCTTTTATTTTATTTTTTAATTCAAGTGGTAACACCTGAGCACTCATGTGAATTGGCCATTCAACATGATTGCAGAATAAAAATTTAATGTTAGGAAATTCTTTTCTAATTATATCATAAGTGTCTATAAGATAAAACATACTTACGTTACTACAAGTCCATTGTACTCCTATATCAAAATTATTTTTATCTGCAACAAAATTATCAATTACTTTAAGCTGTTTTGTAAACGTTTCCCATTTTATAGGAAATCTAAAATATTCACCTGCCCTTTCCAAAGCATCTATACTAAGTCTCATAACAATATGTTTGAATTTACTTAATTGTTGTAACCTATCTTCATTTATAAGTGTCCCATTTGATACATATGCAAGATGCACATTTTTTGCATGTTCAGTTTCTGATAAATCTTTTAAAAATTCGTTATGCCTTTTGTTTGCAAAACTTTCACCGCCTAAAAAATTATATCTTTTTGTTTCATGCCATTTACTGCGTAAGTGATTCCAAAATTCGTTTTGCTGTTCAATCCATTTATTATCTATGTTATAGTTTTCTGTGTTGGGGTACTTATCTAAAAGTAATTTATCTTCCTGCCATTTACTACTTGCTCCTGTACCACAATGAATACATTTTAAATTACATATCATACCTGTGCGTACATCTATATGTGGCGGGTCATACGGCACGCTACCATCTTCTTTTGTTTGATCAATTAAATGTTTGTATTGATCAAACCAAAAACCATTTTCGTCTTGTCTTTTGCTAACACCTTTAAGTTTTTCTACATACTCACAACGACTGCAATTTTCTGGCCACTTTCCGGCTAGAAAATCTTTCCTAATTTTTCTAAAATAGTCACTGTTCCATTCAACAGAAAGAGTACTGTCTTTTAGTTTAGTAGGAGTTTTCACACTGCTATATCCACAGACTCTGGGTCTGCCGAATGTATTTGTGCTAAAATTTATCCAAGGCAAAATACACGGCTTCATTATTATATTTATATACGCATATAACATATAAGTATTACTATGAGAGACAGCACAAATAGAAAGTACACAAAAGAATGGTTGCAACACACTAGACCACAGCCTATGTACGATAAAAAAATAAACGAACTTTATGATGGGTTTTACAAGCAAAATCCAGTACATACACACAATTTAGACGAATTATTTAAAGAAAAGTTTGATGAATATATGAAGAATCATAAATTAAGTATATTTTTTGGTTTAGAAAATTTTAAACACAGAGATATTATAAATGGTTGCACACAATATATTGATGATTTGTATCAAAGGTGTGGTAGTTTACAAATTTTTGAAAACGATTACAAGTATCATTGGCGTCTTAACAATGATATTAAATACACTACAGTAGAAACACTAGACCCTAACAAAGAGTTATTAATATCTATGCCATTTCCGTTTTACGGAGATGTACATCCTGACATGGAGCAAATATTAGATTCTGCACATAAGAAAAATATTTCTGTGCATATTGATGGTGCATGGATAAGTTGTATCAGACACATTTCTTTTGATTTCAATCATCCAGCTATCAAAACTGTGGGCATCAGTTTGAGTAAAGGTGGACTTGGCGGAAATAGAATTGGATTGAGATATGCTAGAGAAAAACCCTCAGGTTCAATCACATTAATGAATGAATTTAACATGAATAGTCAAGCCCTTGTAAGCCTGGGTATAAAATTTATAGATCATATAGGTCCTGAATATTTTTGGAACAAGTATAAAGAAAAATATGAAAAAGTATGCAAAGATTTTGATCTTTATCAGACAAAAGCAATTCATTTAGCAAAAACCAAAGAAGGAAAACCTGTAGGTGTAAGACCTTTACTTAGAGCATTATAATATACAATTTTCATGAGAGATATCTGCTAAAGGATTATCCTTTAACCTTTTTACACTACAAGTTTCTGTGCATCTTATAACTCTGTCTTTACAACCTGATCCGTGTTTTTTACTTTTCCAACTATCAACTAAATCTTCTGTGTAAAAAGGTGATTTTAATATTTCACTAAATGATTTGTAATTTATATTATTCCAATGTTTTCCATAATTTCCTTCAAATCTATTGTTATATTCTTCGCTTAGAGTTAATGTAGACCAATTTGCATTCATTAAAAAACAACAAGGCCAAACTTGACCATTATGGCCTATAAAATAATAATTTTCTTTTTGTGAAAAACATTCAATTTTTAAAGGTAACATTGTTTGCATAGATCTTACTCGTTGCTCGTAAGTTTTAGTCTTTTTAGTACCAAAATTTTTAGCAGACATTTCTTTAGCTTGGATTGCATTAGGTGACCTACTCCTATCATGCCTATACTTAAACATGTTAAATCCCATTTTTTTAGCTAAATTTTGTGCTGTAGCTATTTGATGGTCATTCCAAGAAAAAACAATCATTTGCCACCACGCATTTCCTCCTGCTTCTATAAATGCTTTAGCATTTTCCATAATTTTGTTCCAATTAGCTCCACGTCTGTATAAATGATTGGTGTCTTCTAAACCATCAATACTAAACTTTACACAAGTATGTCCGTCATGTTTTGTCAAATCTGCTATTTTTTTCCAATATTCAGGTGTACGTAAACTTGCGTTTGTATGTATTTGAGACGAAATATTCTTTTCCTTTAGAATTTTTAAAAAATCTAAAAAATTCGGATGAGTAAGTGGGTCGTCTATTGTGCCGCAAAATTCAATCTTGTTTAATTTACTAAGTGCAGGATCATTTACAAGGTTATTAAATATTTCAACACTTAAAAATTTATTTTTTGGAATAAATTTATTAGGCTTTATGTCATAACTATTTTCGTCTACCCGACAACAACCTGTACAACACAAATTACAATTTGATGAAATTTCAATTTGTAATGTTGTAGGATGTTCAACGTAATGCATTATTTAAATTGCTCCGTAAATGGGTCAAATTCTGCTCCACACTTCATTGCACAAACTTTTAATTTTCCCAAATTACAACTATCTAATTTCCAACTATCTTGAATAGTATTAAAAATTCCTGTGTCAAACACTTTGTCAAGGCCTTGTCGTGCATCTAATGCTTGTTTGCCTCCTGCAATATCAATATGAGTCCATATTTGCTCAACATATGGATCTTCATGCCACCACTTATACATACGTCCTGCTGTCCAACAACAAGGCAAAGCTAAACCTTCAGCTGTTATGAACAAGCTGTTTTCTTTTTTAACTTTACAAACTATAGGAGCATCATCGTAGTAAACATCCATACTACCGTACTTGTTAATGATTACATCTTGTTTTTTTAACGCTTTGTTTTGATATTTTTTTTCAGGTTTTTTAAGTTGTGTTGTAGTTTTTCCTTTTTTATTTACAGCTTGGTGAGTATCTTTTTTCTTAGACTGTGTAGTAATGAATCTGCCAGTTTTTTTAGCAATAAATTTTTCGCAACCCCATTCCTTACTAAGAGATTCTGCTTCTTCTACTTGATGTTGATTGTGTTCAAAAATTAAGTAATCCCAACGAGCTCTGCCTCCACCTTTAATAAATGCTTTCATGGAACGTTCGACGTTGTCCCAAACAACGCCTTGGCGGTATAAGTGGTTTGTAGATCGTAAGCCATCAACGCTAAAAATAACAGCACCGCGACGAGCAAATATGTCTGCCAGTCCCATCCACCACTCTTCATCTCTAGCTCCTCCATTAGTATTCATACTTAGCCACATGTTTTGATTGTGTTTTCTAAAGTATCTGAAAATTTCTAATGTGTCACGTGCAATTATAGGATCTCCTAAATTGCCACACATGAACATAGTATCAAGTTGAGAAATAAACTTAGGTGTAAAAATATTCTTACAATCTTCTAAACTTAATTCATCTAGATTAATATGCGGATTGACCCCTTCGCCATTCATGTTACGGTCGCACATAGGACATGCGGCTTGACAATTTTGTGTCACTTCTAAATGGATTGTTTTAATATCTTCGTAATTATACATAACTTACATAATCATACATTGCAGGTTTAATATGTTTTCCTTCTTGAACAGTTGAACTGATCCAAGCCTGATGTTGTTTTTGTGTATGATAATTTATTTGTGTTTTGTTTTCTTTATAATATCCAATTCCTAGAACAACACTAGGCGAACTAAACACATTAAACTTTTTGTGAAATTCTTGTCTATCTCTATCATTAAAACATTTACAAAATCCTACGCTCAAGCCTTTAGATACTGCACTTAAAGCCGCTGTTTGAACAGCTAATCCTATTTCTAAATTAGAAATCCTTAATAGATCTCTTTCATCATATGTATTGTCATCTCTCTCAAAGAATAAAAACACATAAGGAGCCAGCACTTGTGTATTATAATGGGTTATCTTTTTACCTTCTGGTGATTCTTCGTCGCGGGCATGACGAAAAAGTAAATCTCGCATTTCTGTATTAGACCAATCCATTACTTTAATTTCATAAGGTACTTTATTTTGTTTACTATTACAGTGTTTGTGTATATCATCTAGTATACTTTCTATTTCTTCTTTATCTACTTTTTTATCACTCCAGGTTGCACACTGCTTCTTCGCTTCTAACATCTGTGTCCAAGAGTTATCAGGATAAGTTGTATCAGTGTAACCATTTTTAAAATTTTCTTTTATTATATCAAAACAATCTGTTACTTTTTGTTTAAATAAAGGATCTATGTTACTTGCATCAAATAAATTGTGAATTTTATTTTCTGCAATACTGTATGCTTCTATTTCTACATCAATACTTTGTAGACGTAATTCTCCACCTCTAAAAAAATTTTTTATTACATACATCAACGATTTTTGATTATCAGATTCCAAACAATCTGCAATAGCAGTAAAAATATACTTTAAATCTCTACTACATTTATTGAAATACACTGTTCTATTAGGATATTTATTTGAGATTTCTGCTGTGACTTGTTTTACTATTTGCTTTGTGTGTTTTCTTAATAAAGATACCGAATTCCAAACCATATCTAATATTTGCTCCATTTATTAACAATAAATATTTACCACTACATAAAAGAGCATAATTTACATATGGACATATACACTATATACGCCGATCATACTAGTAATTCTAATGCAAAAGATTTTACTACAAAAATGAAAAAATTTTTAGATAAAATGGTCAAAATGAACCGGATTGAAAATTATCGACTTACTAGATGTAAATTAGGCTTTAGATCTATGAATCTTCCAGAATTTAGAATAGATATGGAATTTAAAAATATGCAACAACTAGACGATGCTATGTCCAGTGTAATTAGTAATGAAGAAAGCATAGAGGATGAACACATTGGATTTAATCATCTTGTAGATGTAGATACAATACAGCATTTCTTATACAGGGACTACCCAGATGAATAAAATTAATAGTTGGGATGAATTTCAACCTTTAGAAGAACTTGTAGTAGGTTCTTGTTATGACAGTAATTTTTTTGATGCAGTAAAAAATGTAAGAGCAAAGGATGCATTGAAAAAAATTATTGATGATACCAATGAAGATTTAGAAAATTTTGAAAATACAATGAAGAGTCATAATATCAAAGTTTACAAACCAGATGTAAAAAAATTAGGATATAAAGACAGTATATTAGATTATGTAAATGTAAATGGCGAACTAGGTTATAGGAAAAATGTAGGAGACGAAGAAGAAAAAAATGATGACAATTTTTGGAGCACTGGTGTTAGTCCTAGTCTTGTTCCGAATCCTCCTTTACAACCAAGAGATGATTGTATTGTAATGGGTAATAAATTATTAGCTACAGATCCTTGGACTTTTGCAACAAAAAAATTACTGCCTCAATACGAAAAATGGTTTGGTAAAGAAAATATAGATTGTGATATAAAAGACGGCAAATTTAAATTTGAACGTAGTAATAGAAGTTTAAAAAATTTCCTTGGAAAAAATAACATAGAAGTTACACCAAACAATATTGCAAAGTATAAAAAAGACGAAGGGTTTATGTTATCGTCATTTTGTAGTCCTAATCTTACTAGAATAGGAAAAACTTGTCTTGTTGATACTTGGCAAGTACCAACTGTTGTTGAAGATTTTTTAGAAACACAATATCCCGAATTCAAATATAAAAAATTATCTATAGGTGGTCATAATGATTCCGTGTTCAGTGTCATTAGGCCAGGAGTAGTTGTAGCCAGCAGAGATTTAGAACCTTTCAAGGATCTATTTAAAGGTTGGGAAATAATTTGGTTTGAAGATCCAAACTGGTCAAAGGTACAACACTGGAAGGACTTGAAACACAAAAATCAAGGCAAGTGGTGGGTGCCTGAAGAAGAAAACAATGATGAATTCACTGCGTTTGTAGAAAGTTTTTTACATGACTGGACTGGATATGTAGAAGAAACTATATTCGATGTAAACTGTCTAGTGTTAGATGAAAGACATGTTGTAGTAAACACAGAAAACCCACATTTAATTGAAAACTTACGTAAATATCAAATAGAGCCTGTGGTGTGTCCCCTAAGGCATAGATTTTTTTGGGACGGTGGTTGGCATTGCTTAACCCTAGATATTAAACGTAAAGGTAAACAAGTTGATTATGGAATATGAAATTCGGCAATGGATAAAAGAAAGACTTAGTACAAACTTACCTGAATTTAACAATCTACCTGCATGTCCTTTTGCTAAAGAAGCATTAATCAAAAATAAAATTGTTATTCAAGAACTAGATAATCAATATGAATCTAGGATGTCTATGAAAGAATATTTTTTAGCAGAATTAGAAAATTATAGCTATCACTGGCCAAAAGGAAAAGAAGTTATAGTTTTAGGCTGTAAACCAGAATTAATTTCAAGTGATGATTTAAGCGATATAGTAGAAATTGCATCAGATAAATTTTTAACAAAAAGAGGATTTATAGCACTAGAAGATCATCCTGCTGTTGAAGAAAAAGTATTAGAATATAAATTAAACCAAGGTTCATATGCACTTATACTTTTACAAGAAGCAGAAAAATTACAGAAAGCTAGAGAAATATTAAAGAAAAAGCAGTATTATAAAAATTGGACAAAAGATTATTTAAATGATGTTGTTCAAAGTTTTCCACACACTTCATAACCTTCAAGTTGGCTTTTATATTTTCCTGGTGGGCCTAAGTAATAATATTTAAATCCTAAACTTTTATAGTAAGCACATTCATGCTTCATGCTTTCAATACCTAGTCTAAGGTTAGGATCATGATAGGTCCAACAGAATTGATAGCTTTCACAATTAGTATCATCATACACACCTACCATAGTAAATGCTTCTATCTTATTGTTATAAAAATAACCAATAATATCATTTCCTTCAAATTCGCTATCAAATAATGGCATTACACTGTCAAAATTTTTGTAAGCACAATATTGTCTAAAAACATTCTGTAAATAATCTATATCAATTTCATTTGCTTTTAGTAGCCTTGCATTAGGAAGCATTTTATAATTTGTATGTTGTAAATTAATTTTACAAAATTTTTGATGTATTGACATCGGCTTTCCTATCTATAAATTTGTATATTTCTAAATCGCTTCCACAATTACAAAACTCTCTGTAGCATGTCTGTGGTGTCTTTGGCAATGTGTAGCCAGTATGAATATTTCCAAGTTTACCGTGATGACGACATTGGCTACCGTATATATCACCATTAGGTTCTACACCAATATAATCAATACCAGTAGCACACATCCAACCTTTAAAACTGTTTTTCTCTTGGACAATAAGGTCTCTCAAATCAATTGGTCTTTTGTCAGATTTACTGTAACTTGCATGTAAGCATAAATTTTTCCAAAAATCATTTCTTGGATGAGATTTTTCATATTTAATCTTAACAGCAAAGTCCTTCATTTGCTGTGTATATCCATCAATTAACGCTCCACCTTTTTCCATGTTTTTCCAATCTGTAACTAATTTTACATATAATTTACATTTTAGATTTAATTTAATAACTTTTTTTGCTGATTTTTTGATAGATTTAAAATGTTTAGGGTGCATCATTAAAAAAACTATCACTCTATATCCTTTGTCAGATAAAATTTTTATCACTTCTATAAAATGACTTATACTAGCTCCACTTATAATATGAAAAGATAAAACAACTTCGGAAGTGGGTGCGTCAAATTTCTTCCACCAATTTATTGTTCTACTTCCATTAGTAGAAAATGTTATATAATTTTTTTCTCCAGTATCATTTATTTTTTTACATAGATCAGAAAACTTTGGCCATAAAGTTGGTTCTCCCCCCATAATGTCAAATCTTAAAGGACTGTTTTTTCTAAAATTTTTTACTAAATTTATAATATCAGTGAAATCATCTTTCCATCTATATTTGCCATTATAAAATTCTGGCACGCAATAATCACAACTATAATTACAATAAGTATGAGATACCCATGTCATGCTTTTGAATTTAGGAACGGTTTCTAATTTATTAAATGGATGTATCATCTAAAATTAATCTTATATCTTTACCTGGTCCAATTTTACTCGGTAAATCTCCATAAGTATTTATATACCACTCGATGACAGCTTTGTACCACATCTGACTATTATGATGTGCTTGTTTATTAAATTGATAGATATTGTTGTTTGTAGCTTGCATTGTATTTAATGCTCTTGCACTTTCTTGCTGTAATTGTCTTAATGTTAAGTTACTTATATCCAATTCTCATATACCTCGTGTACTCACCTAAATCCAGTTCATCACTGTACTTTACTTGGCGCATAGGTGTTTGTATTTCAAAATCTTCTAATGATTTTGAACAGTTAAAATGTTCTGCTATTGAAAAATAATTATTACTTTGTAATATAAGTAATTTGCCATAAGGTATTTTATCATACCATTCCGAAAAATTTTCAATATGTTCACAACTAGTATTAATAATTGTATCAGGAGTATCACTTATTGGACTGCTTAACCTATCATTTTTATCACTCCACATCTGCCATTCATGTTTGGAATAATTAATATTTTTTATATCTTCTGTAATAGCTTTAAATTTCCAATTATCAACTACCCAAGGTTTATTAAATATTTCTGAAATTTCAACACAACTAGGATCTATATCAAAACTCCTTACACATTTAATATCAAAATCATTTTCAAAAAGCATTGTACTTAATGTTGCGTACCAACCTGCACAAAGAAATACTGTGCCAAGTTGAGGATTTAATTTTTTAAGTTCATTTACTAACCATGCTTTACTTTGTAATTGGCCTCTACTAAAGCAGTCTTCCGCTATTTCAGTTTTGTTAACAAAGAAGTTTTTAAATGCTGTAACAAATTGTGTGTCGATATAACGTTCTAACACAGGCCATAGCTTCCAATCATTATCTTCTGTTACTAACTTACGCAGATCTTCATCGTCTAATAACCTAAAAATGCTGTAAATATTTTTTTCTGTCACTGCTTTTTGAAAATCTTCATTTGTATCAGGCATACATCTAAATATGCTATGTATATTTTCTTCTACTACTGCTTTTCTTAAATCCTCATATTTTGGTCCAAGCAATCTAAACAAACCATTTAAATTTTCTTCTACCACTGCTGTCCTAAGATCATCTATAGTACCATTAGAAATTTTTTCATCTTCTAACAAAAGTCTAAAAATACTTCGCCAATTTTTTTCTACAACTGCTTTTCTAAGATCTTCATATTTGTTATCTGCTAATCTAAAAACACTGTGTAGATTTTGTTCCATCACCGCTTTACGAAGTTCTTCATCTGCATTAGTAATTTTAAATAAACTGGATAAGTCCTTATCAATATAAAGCCTGCGAAGTTCTGCTAACTGTTCAACTTGAGGATATAATAATTCAAATCTATCTAATAATTCAAACTTTTTCATTAAATTTTTCCTCTAACCATTCAAAATCATTTATTAACCTAAGATCAGACCTCCTAGAAAGGCCAAACTCCATACCAGCCATCGCGCCTGCCAAAGCGTATTTGCCATATAATCTATCGTGTCCCACGGTTGTCCAAGTTTTAAGTCTTGCATTTGTTTCATCCTCCTTTTGTCTATCAATTACTTTGCTTGCTAATTTAGCACATTCTCTAAAAGCACTTTTCCAGGCTTCAAAAGGGCCTGTATTAAATTTTGTAATACAACTTAATTCTTTTTTTACTATAAATTTAGTGCTAATACTTGTATTCACATCAATTTTATTCTTATCTACTTTTTTTGTAAGTTCTGTAGGTAAAAGTTTTACTCCGCCATATCCGTATTCTAAATCATTTATAGGGTTTATACTTCTCCATACATGAACAGCGTCTTTATCACTATCAGGTACAATATAATCAAAACTAAAATTATCAATGATTTCAGCATCTCCGTCCACTATCCACATCATATCAGTATCACAAATTTCTGCGGCGGCTATATGAGCATTAGCAATGCCTTTGACACCGTGTATACGTTTTGCATCAGGAAATCTTTTCTTTAACATACTATAATTATGATTGCTATTTTGTTCGCCATAAGAAATCATAATTATGTCGTAATTGCTATTTTTATTTGTGACAATAGAAGTGTGTTGAGGTCTAGTAGGGCTTGTATATATTTGTTTAAAAAATTTACTTTGTCCTGCACTAAAGGGTTCAGGATCTATTGGAACTTCCAGTTCACTTTTAATATCTAACCCTAAATCATAACAATGTTGTATAACATCTGTTTCTGTAAGATTACTTTTATCTTTCCAATAATTATTCAACCATTCAAAGTCTCGAACATTTACGTAATCCCAATCAGTACACATGGTTTTATAAAAACCTTCTCTTGCTCCATATATTGCCCATAAGCCATTTTTTATATCAGAACCTACCATACACCAAACATATAAACGATTTAGGTTTTTCCAATGTATTTCTCTCATATCTTTTTTAGAAGGTTTTTCTCCTTCTAAAAGACACATTTTTACTCCTTCTCTAAAACCTGCTCTCCAG